AAGCCGCTCCTGCCATCGTCGAAGTGCCTGCCGAAGCCAAGTCTGCTCCGGCTATCATCGCAAGCACCGGAGACTCCGAAGCCAAAGCATACGCCGCATGGGTACGCGATGGTGATGCAGGCGGTCTCCGTGGCGCTAAAGGCTACGATGTAGATGGTCGTGAAGTTGAGATCAAAGCATCCAACAACACGGACATGAACATTGGGACCAGCGCCGATGGTGGAGCGGTCGTACCAACGGGACACTTCGAAGGCATCTTCGCCAAGAAGTCCGAAGCCGACCTCACGGACCTGCTCGGTCTGACGCGTATCCCCGGTGTCGGAACGACCGTCAACGTACCTTTCGACAACGAAGCCGATGGCGAGTTTGTCAGCACGTCTGAAGCCAACGGCTACGACCGTGACGCTCCGGCTCTTGGTCAGCAGGCTTTCACGCTTGTCAAGTACACGAAGAAGGTACAGTTGAGCGAAGAACTTCTCGAAGATGAGACGAGCAACCTGCTTGCCTTCATTGAGAACTTCGTCGCTCGCGGCATGGCGAAAACGAACAACAGCCTGATCGTTGCCGAGGCTGCCGCCTCTGGTACGGAAGCAAAAGTCACGGATGACGCAGGCATCATCGCCGGTGAGATCGAGGACATCGCTTTCAACGACACGGTTCAGTTTTACCTCGACAGCCCTAATGTTGCATGGTTGACCCGTGGCTCCACCTACGGCAACATCGCTTCCCTGACGGGCAACGAGCGCCTGTACGCAGAGCAGGGCATCCGTTCGACCTTCGGTCAGTACGCCAACCGTCCGAGCCTGCTCGGATACCCCGTCATGTTCTCGGCTAAAGTCGACGCTGACGGCACGGGTGGCAACAAGCCGATCTTCTTCGGTGACTGGTCACAGATGGGCTACTACATGGCACCGACCATGAAAGTCCTGCGTGATCCCTACGGAGACGCTGCAACCGGACAGGTCAACCTGTTCTACTCCTACCGCGTAGACTACGAGATCCTTCAGCCGGAGGCTATCGTATACGGTCGCGTATCCAACACCTAATAGGTGGGCGAGCCGGGTGGTGTAAAGGCGCACACCTTTTCCTCTCTCGGGGTGGAGCGGGTTCGATTCCCGCCCCGGCTCCTACATTTTAACAATCATCTGCCATGTCGCTTACCGTTACATCCGCACCCTCTGTTGAGCCAGTAAGCACAGCAGAAGCAAAAGAATGGTTGCGTATCGACTCGTCCGATACGAGCCAAGACGCGATCCTGACGATCCTTATCAAGGCGGCTCGTGTCCGTGTCGAGGAATACTTGCGGCGCTCCCTCATCACCCGCACCTATTCGTGGGAGATGAACGGAGACGATATGCGGGACCGGATTGAGATACCCAGACCTCCGGTTCAGTCGGTTACATCGCTGACCATCTACGATGAGAACAGCGCAGGCGAAGAAACGTCCTACACCGAAGCCGCCGAGAACTGGCAACTTGTCGAAGCATCATACCTAAAACACCGCAACGATGGTTGGGAAGTTAACCGCATGGACCGCGCAGGTACGTTGGTTTACGTTGCCGGATATGGTAACGCATCTACCGATATTCCTGCTGACATCCTGATCGCTGTTCTCAAACTCATGGCGCTATGGTTCGAGAAACGCGGGGATGATGACAGGGACAGGGTGAACGCCTCTGAGCGCGAGTACGCTATCCTCACGGAAATCGCCCATCACAGAACAATCGGCTACTGATGATTGGAGCAATGCGGCATAGGGTGGCGGTGCAGGCAAGCACTCCGCAGAACAACCTCGGTGTGATTACGGACTCTTGGGCAACCATTGAGACGGTATACGCATCTGTCAGAACCTTGCAGGGTGCAGAGGTCGTGAACGCAAGCCAGAACGAAGGCATATACACGCACGAGTTCACGATGCGCTACCGCGATGACCTCGGGTCAGCCGATACCGAGATGCTTAACAAGTACAGGCTTTACTTCAAAGGTCTGTACTTTGATGTCAGAGCAGTTGACAATGTAGACTTCCGAGACAAGTTCATCGTCGTTAAAGCAGAGCGCCGCGCATGAGTTTCACGGTACGAATAGAGCAGTCCGCTCTACGTAAAGCATTGCAGGATGTTGAACGTATGCAAGACCAGATACAGCAAGATGTCAAAAAGGCTCTTGCCACTACGGGTATAAACATTCGCAAGAAGGCAATAGAAAACATTGGCAGTTACGGGTCCAGACCTAAGAAAATGAGGAATGGGCAAACGAAGGTTACGGCGTGGCTCGTAGATACCGCAACGATGAAGAACAGCATCGCCATTTCCTTTAAAAACGATTTTTCTGATCTGCCCAAATTGACAAAATCGGAGGATGCAACCGTAGGAACAGCAGGACGAGCATTGTCGAAGTCAACGGGATCAGTAGCCAGAGCCGCAACGGGAGGCATGGTGACTGGAGTTGGCACGAAGGTCCATTATGCCAAGTTTCACGAGTTCGGCACTCGCAAAATTAAGGCAAGACCATTTCTGCACCCGGCAGCAGAATCCGAGAAGGCTTCCCATCACGATAGGCTAAAGAAGGCGGTGCGCAAGAAATGAACGATCCTCGAAGGGCAATACAGAACGCTATATGGACGCGCCTGAACAGCGTGGGCGTGACCGCATACGTCAACCCTCCTGATGGAACAGCCTTGCCATATACTGTTTTTGGAGGCGGCACAGTTACGCCGGGACCACTCACAACAAAAAACAGCGAGGGCGGTGACGTAACCCATACGCTTGTGTCTTGGGCAGAAGATCTAACAACGGCACAGCAGAACGCAGAGACAGCCATTGCCGCATTGACCGACCGAACCAATCATCTCGATATAGCGGGGTACGTTACAGTACGGTGGGATCTGGATTATGCAGAGGACACGATCATAGACGATAACGACCCGAGCGAACACTACTACGGAGTGCCGTATCGCATCAGGGTAGTGGTCAAGCAGGCTTAAGCCAACCACCAATGAAGATTGCCCTTGTAACAACCCTGTGGAAGCGTGACGCGCTCGAAAGGATTGTCTTGCGCTACTACCGCGATCTTAAATTGGATGGGATACAACTCATTTTGGTGGCTGCCGGGAGCGAAGGCAGGGCATCAATGGAGAGAGCCTGCGACAATGGATGGCATTATGTCGAAGCGCCAAACAATCCGCTTTCTGATAAATGGAATCACGCACTAAGCGCCGCACGTCTGTACAATCCAGATGGGGTCATCGTTATCGGGTCAGATGATCTTCTGAATAGGGGATACTTTAAAATGCTTGTTGAGGAAGCCAAATCACAAGCGGGTGTGATACAACTTGCCGATGCGTACTTCTACGACACGGCAAACGGTGAGGCGGTATATATGCCTCGGTGCAACCCCGGAGCGGGTACTTATGTCACATCTGAGATACTGAGGCGCATGGGTTGGCGCTTATGGAGGTCAGGAATAAATAGGTATTTGGACAGAGAAATGTCCAATTATGTGCGCCGGGAAGCATACCCGTTTGAATGGCGTACAATACGAGACTGCGAAAGCAGAGGTATCGTCATGCTTGACATAAAGACCTCGGTCAATATGTGGTCGCTTGACGATAACAAAAGGATGACAGGCAATCGGCAAGTCGTAGAAGACGGTCCCGAACTGTTGACCGAACACTTCCCTACCGTATACGGGAAAATTAAATCACTAACCAGTTAGGTATCTAACAATGGCAAAGAACTACTCGGGACGGGACTTCCTTCTGTACGCATTGGGAAGCGCACCGTCAACGGCTGCCGAAGCAACGGAATACACCCTCGTCGGTCTGGTCCGCTCGCTGTCAATCAGCCAGTCACGCAATGCAATCGAAACCTCGACCAAAGACGATGGTGACGATTCTTCCTTTATCGCAGGTCGGCGCAACGTTACCCTGTCCGCAGGCGGCGTATTTGACCACAGCGAAGATGCAGGCTTCACCATCCTCAAAACGCAGATGGCTGCGGCTGATGGCAAAGTCTGGTTCCTCGTTACGTCCACCAACACGGGGGATACCGAGTTCTACGGGTCTGGTGTCTTGACCGCTCTTAACCTCGACTTCCCTGACGAGGACGTGTCAACGTTCGCGGCAGACATTCAGGTTACGGGCGCTCTGACGGCAGCAACAGGAACCTCTACCTGATCCAATCACCTAAATCCTTAAACCAATGACCAACGATCATCCTCATAGCATCCCGGTCGCAATCAACGGTAAGGAACGGGTTTTCAAACTCGGACCAAAGGCGTTGAGGATTGCAAGGGAACGCCACGGGGTCAGGGTCAGGCTCTCGGAATTATCCGATCCTGACCTTGACTCTCTGGTCCGATTCGCATGGATGGCTTGTCTGCCAGATTCGCCAACGTACACCCTCGAACAATTCGAGGATGACATCGACGAAGATGGCGGGATGTTTGACATCATAGCAAAAGCAGGCGAAGCATTGTCCAAACTTGCCGAAGGCAATAAGGGCAAAAAAAAGCCAACGGGGAAGAAGGCGAAGCCCACTCCGACAGCCTAACGGCTGACGATCCTTATTTCCCTGACTTTGACGCTCTGGACGGTGCGTGTGCCGCATACTTTGGAATGACTCCGAGGGATGTGGACACGCACTCGTTCAGGGATCTGTGGGTGATGCTAAATGCCGCTCGGGAGCGCGAGACGAACGCGGAAAAGGAGGCTTGGCGTAGATCGCTGTTTGTCACGCAGGCGATTCAAAACACGATGTCGAAGAAGCCAAAGCCGCTTGACTACCTCGCCAAAAAATTGCTTGACACGCCTCAAACAAACCGCCCAAGCCTCGCAGAGTATAAGGTTCTACGAGACACGGCTGTTGCAAAAGTAAGGGAAAAAAATGGCGGGACTTGCTGACCTTGTTGTAAAGATTGGAGCCGATCTTCGGGACTTCAACAAAGGCATGGATTCGGTCGGGCAAAAACTGTCCGGCGCAGGTAAGTCTTTACAGAAAACAGGAGCGGTGCTTACCGCTTCGGTAACGGCTCCCATCGTTGCCTTTGGCGCGTCTGCCGTTCGTTCTGCTGCTGACTTCGAGACGGGAATGAACAGGGTGCAAGCCCTGACGGGAGCAAGCACAAGTCAGTTTAACGCTCTCGAAAAGGAAGCCAAAAGGTTAGGCGCAACAACGGCGTTCTCTGCATCAGAGGCTGCCGACGCTATGGGCTTCTTGGCTATGGCAGGTTTTGATTCGGACCAGATTCTCGGTTCGATGAACGACACGCTCAACCTCGCCGCAGCCGCGCAGATGGACCTCGGCTCCGCAGCCGACACCGTTTCAAACATCATGACGGGGTATGGTCTGTCAACCGAAGAGACAGCCCACGCCACCGATGTCCTTGTGAAAACAATGTCATCGGCTAACACGGACCTGTCGCAACTTGGAGAGGCAATGAAGTATGCCGGACCCGTTGCCTCTGGTGTTGGTGTTGCGTTTGAGGAAGCCGCTGCTGCAATCGGCTTGATGGGTAACGCTGGTATTCAGGGGTCGATGGCAGGTACATCTTTACGCGGTGCCATTTCGCGTCTTGCCTCCCCTACCGCCAATGCTGTCGGTCTGCTTGAGACCCTTGCTGCTCGCGCCGGGATAACTGGCGTGAACATGGAGGACATGGCAAAAAAGGTCGGCTCTGGTGTCGGTCCTTTTGGTGACATGGCTTCCACTATCGACTTCCTGACAGAATCGGGAGCCACAGCCGGTGAGATGATGGAGTTATTCGGTCAGCGAGCGGGTCCGGCAATGCAGGCTCTCGTGTCGCAGGGATCGGGTGCCTTGCGCGATCTTACGCATGAACTGGAAAACTCTGGTGGTACTGCTGCGGAGATAGCAGCGGTCCAGATGTCTGGTTTCAACGGTGCAATGGCAGGGCTTCGGTCTGCTTTCGAGGCGGTTCAGATTGCGATTGCAGAAAGCGGACTGTTGGATTTTGTGACAAGCATAGTAACCAGCATTTCGGACTTCTTGCGTGGTGTTGCCGACCTTAACCCAACGCTCCTCAAGTGGGGTACTATCATTGCCGGGGTGGTTGCTGCAATCGGTCCTCTCGTCTTGGTGTTGGGTACTGTTCTCGTTGCGCTCCCACAGTTGATTGCAGGTATCGGTATCGTATCGACGGCACTTGCAGGGTTGTCAATATCTGGTGGTCCCATCTTCCTTACGGTAGCCGCCATTGCCGCATTGGTTGCAGGTATCGTTGCGCTATACACGCATTGGGATGAAGTTACAGCCTTCATGCAGGGTGCTTGGCTCTCGATGAAACTGCGTATAATGGGCGGAATTACCGAACTGCTCAAGGGGATGTCCAGTCTTTTTGATTGGATACCCGGAGCGGATTCTCTATTCTCATCGGCTATTAAGTCGATGGAGGAAAAGACCGGAAAGGCTGCAATTGCGCTTGCCGATTTTAACCTCGAAAGAGCAAGGGCAGCCGTTGTTGCCAAAGATCACGAGGAAGCAATCGAAGGCGTTGCTGACGCTCTTGTCAATGTTACGGAGGAACAGGAGCGGGTCACAACAACAACCAGAGGCGGCACAACAGAGGCGCAGGAAGCAGCCGATGCAATGGCTCGGTATGCTGAACTGGTAAATGAGGTCAAGCAGGAGTTGGAAAAGGCGAACCCCAAACTCAAGGAAGCCACGTACAACTATGGAGAACTAAAGAAAGCCACAGAGAAAAGCAAAGACGAATCCATATCGTGGCTCCATGTCATTCAGCGAGAGGGTGGACTTACTGATGCTCTTGGCGCACTTAGCCAGAAGATCGGCGGCAAGGCGGGTCTTGTGGAGATGTTTGGGAGGGGAGGATTGCAAGGGGTTCTTGGTGGCGTTCTCGACAAGGTAACGGGGGGTAAGGGACTTACTTCGGCTTTTATTGGCTTAGCGACAAAGGCAATACCGGGAATCGGTCCCGCCATTGGTGTGGCTTCAGGTATTTTGAAAACCTTCGGCGTTGATACAGAACAGATATTTAATGGTATCGCCAATACCATTGGTAAGGCGTTCGAGGGTATAGGAAAGAAAATAGCCGGGCTTTTTGCAGGCTTTCGAAAGGAGAGTCAGAAGCAAGGGGCGATGGATCGCTTTCTTGCGGCGGTATCGGCATCCGGCATTGATGTGACAGACATGAGTGCTGCTGATAAGTCTAAATTGAAGCAACTCATGGTTGCCCCAATGACGCAGGGTGTTTCTCAAGCCGATCTTCTTGCCGCATTGGGCTTGCAGGAATCAGACATTGCAAGGACCGTTGATGAGGCGCTTGTACAACTCGTATCGCAAACAGGAGACGCAGCAACCTCTGCTTTGGACAAGTTTGCTGTTATCCTGATGAACATGGCAAAAAATCCAGATTTTGTAAAGCATCTGGGTCTTGCAGCGGGGACTGATATTATACCTGCACTTGAGCAAATCTTAGGCGTTTCTCTTGCTGACGCGAAACAGCGCATGGAGGAATTGATTGCCCGAAGGGATGCAAGGGGCGAAGATCCTGATGGGGAAACAGGGCTTGGCGGTCTCGATCAATCAAAATTGGGAGCGGAAATTACTGATGCCGTGATAAATGGAATTATAGGTACGACCACCGACATCAATTCACCTTTGGGTGGCATGGGTAGCGGCGTTAATACTAATGTATTCATGCCGCCGGATAGCAATACAACGCAGCAGCGAATTGTTGTAAACCTTGACGGAAGGCTAATAGCCGAAACAACCGCCGAAAATATGCCGGAAGTGTTGGAGGTCATCACACGCTAATGCCATACAGCCTCACAGTTGACGGATCATCTGTATCGCCCCGAAACCTTAGCGGGTCGCAGACGCAAGCGGGTACAGGGACGCTATCGTTTAGCCTTGTGGAGACCGGAACAGGGACGTTCACAACAAACATCGACGTGGGTGATCCGGTAATCCTTACGGACGCTGACACCTCGGACAAGTTGTTTGGCGGCTTTGTGTCTGAAGTGGTCATGTCTGAGATAAGCAACAACCCAGACGGAACGTATACCATAGACCAGAGCGTCCGGTGCGTAGACTTTACAGGATTGGCTCGTCGGCGGCTTGTAAATGAAGTCTGGACCGGGCAAACGCTGAACACCATACTTACCGAGATGGTGGCAAACTACATGGACGGGGAGGGTGTAACTACTACCAACATTCCCGCCACAGGTCCGACCGTTGCAAGCGCCATCTTTTCGTGGCGCTTTGTTGCCGATGCTCTCGATGAATTGGCAGAACAACTCAATTACTCTTGGTGGATTGACGCTGACAAAGACCTCAACTTCGTAAGGCGCACAGACAATGCGGCTCCAATCTCCATTGACTCTACCTCTCGCAACTTCATCAGCCTGACCAAGAAAGAGAACACCAACAAGTTCAGCAACTTGGTTGTATTGCGTGGCGGGAAGGCTCTTACCTCCACACTTACCGAGACGCTTGTCGGTGACGGAACGAGGCGGGTCTTTTCGGTAGCCTATCCAGTAGGGCAAAAACCGAGCAGCATCATTGCCGCAGGCGTAACGATTGCAGCCGGGGATATTGGCATCCGAGGTCTGGACGAAAACAAGAAGTGGTATTACAACAAGGACTCTCACGAAATCTCACAGGCTGATACCGAGACGGTACTTTCGGCGAGCGATACGGTCGAGATACAGTACAAGGGATTGTATCGCGTGATCGTGCAATCCGAGGACGCGGCTTCTATTGCAAACAGGGCAGCCGCTTCGGTCGGGACATCTGGCAAGTTCGAGAAACTTGAGGTAGACGCAACCATTGAGGATCTGACGCTCGCATCAGACAGGGCGCAGGGTATTCTTTCCAGATACGGCGCGGCGTTGCCAACCACCGTGTCTTTTACAACTGATGCGCAAAGCCTTAGAGCGGGACAGTTGCTTTCGATAGACCTTCCAGAAATGAATATATCCGGTGACTACCTAATCGATAACGTGTCATTTTCGGATCGTGGAGACCATGAACTCCGATACCGCGTACAAGGGCTGTCGGGCGAATCTCTTGGTGGGTGGCAGTATTACTGGCGCAACATAGCGCGTACAGACAAGATTGAGGTCGGTGACGAGTTCATCACCAAACTGCTGCAATCCACAGAGGCGCTTAGTGCGGCGGCAACAGGAACAGCCGTTGCGCCCTACCTTAGTCCGTGGCATACTTATGGTGTGACCAAATACGGGTTTTCAAGTATATTCAGAGAACTCCCTGTTTCAACAGGGGCGGCAATCTATGACGTTGACCAATACAGCGCAGGCGGGCAGATCGTATGATTGACAACGTAGACAAGCAGGTGATCAAGAAGTCGTATAACTGGCAGATTGATTTATCTCCATCGGCAACAAGGCTGATAAGGGGAGATGACGGTCTGCTGCGCTTTGATTACGTTGATCATACGCAATCAGGACACAACGTCATCACCACCGCAGGAATACAGGAGATTGTAAATCTTATGACGGGTTCCGGCTCCGCATTTACGCATTTTGCCGTAGGGTCAGGGTCAACGTCTGCATCTTCTGGACAGACCGCCCTCGTAACAGAGCAGGCGAGGGCAACATTCACCAATGAGATTATATCTACCGATCGGGTAACGTGGCAATACCTTTTGCCTGCTACTGCCTCAAACGGTGTAACTTTATCGGAGGCAGGAGTGTTTAACGATGCGAGCGCAGGCACAATGCTCAATAGGTACACGCATACCTCATTCACCAAGAACAGCGGCATCCAAGCACTATATACGGTTGTCCTAACCATCTCTTGACATGGCATTCCAAAGCGTTACATCCGGCGTATATACCGTACACCCATCTGCAAATGACGTTGCATCGACATCGGGCGATGGTTCGTACCTAAAAGAGACCTTGATAACCGATCTTCTTGACGCTATTGGCGGTCAGAACGACTGGGTTCTCTCTGGCTTTGATTATGCAAGCGCGTCCGGGCTTACTGCGACCATGAACGCAGGGACCGCCGTGATCGCGGGGTATTACGTGTCCCGTACCGGAACGTGGGACATTACGCTTGCCGACGATTCTACAAACCACGTTTGGCTTACGTTTTCTGTTGACGGATCGAACAACGTGAGTGCATGGGGCGCAGAGGTCAACACAACAGGAACGGCTCCAACTGGCGTACCGGGATATATCAAACTCGCAACCATCACGACTGTCAGCGGCTCCGTAACAGGTAACACGGACGAGCGCACAACGACACACCCGCTTGATGAGGCGAACGCGGACAATATAACGAGCGGAACGCTGATTCACGAGATTGGCGGTCTGGAGGCTGACGTTTCTGCCTACGATGGTCTTGTGCGCATTGCGGGTGGCAGCACAAGCAACCTCAAATCTAACTTCTCCGCTTCTGCCGCTCCATCTACAAGCGACGATTCAGGTAGTGGATACGTCGTCGGCTCCCGTTGGATCGACACGACCAACGACAAGGAATACGTCTGCCTCGACAATACGGCATCGGCGGCGGTCTGGACTGAGACAACGGGCGGCGGCGGCGGTGCAACGCGCACCATGTCGGCGCGTATGTTGTCAAACGGGTCTCAATTTTCAAGTAGTAGTTACGCGTATGAGGCAGGCACAAGTTACCACTCGGTCTATGATGTACTATCAGGTGGGTCATCCAACTGGACGGCTGGTGCGTCGTTTTTGCTTCCGTCCGATTTAACCTCTTTGGATAGTGTCCATATCATGATTGCGTCTCATTCGCTTGCACCATACGTTGCCACGATGCGAGTTGTCATTTCTGCTAAGGGGGATGATGAAAATACGGAAGGTGGTACTTATGGAAGCATATCATCCTCGTCTTGGATGACATCTGATACAGGGCGAGATTGGGTTTTTTGGGATGTCTCGGCAGCAATACCTTCATCGGTTGTGGCTGATGATCTCTTGGTGGTGACGATAAAAAACACATCGTCAAGTGATATTCAATATGTGGCATCATGTCGAATTGAGTATACATGATAAAATGATATACATACAAACAAATAAAGACATCGGAGATACTTTCTCCGCAGAACTTGTAGCGGCAGGGCTACCGAGCGTGTTCAACATAACAACACGCCGCATCATCAATGGCGTGGTGTCGAAGGGGCATCCTCGCGCCTTCGCCATTGACGTTGACGAAAGCCGAAGGGCAGACGTTCAGGCGGTGCTTGATGCTCACGTACCATTCTTCGGTCATGCAGACCGCAAGATCGCCGAGACAAAGGCAGAGGCAAACCGCCGCATCCTTGCCATCCTTCCCGAATGGAAGCAGCGCAACTACACGGCACGAGCGGTCGAAAAGGTCGCAGCCGGAGAGGTTGGCGATGACGAGTGGAACGCTATGCAAACCGCTTGGCAGCAGATCAAGGCGGTGCGTGTTGCGTCTGATGCCATTGAAGCCGAAATTAATGCATTGACCGACGAGCAGGCGGGGCAGTATGACGTATCGGCGAGTCCTCTTTGGGATTAACAAAACCGCGGCATTATGTGGAACGTCTCTCGGCTCGGACCAGACGCTCATCAGATAGAGTTCGACGATGAGTTCGAAAACAAGGACTGGGAGCAATGGGTACTCCTGACGGGAGACCGCCATTGGGACAACCAACACTCCGACTGGTCGCTGCAAAAGAAGCACCTCGAACTGGCAAAGGAGCGCAACGCTCCGGTCATTGATGTCGGGGACTTCTTCTGTTTGATGCAGGGCAAGTATGACAGGCGCAAGTCCTCGGATGCGCTGCGACCCATCCACCGAGGCGAGGAATACTTCGATGACGTACCGAACACGGCGGTTGATTTTTTCAAACCGTACGCCCACCAGTTCGCCGTCCTCGGATATGGCAACCATGAGACCGCGATCATAAAACATCACCAGACGGACATCCTCGCTCGCTTCGCCTATCGGCTAAACAAGGAGACGGGATCTAACGTTCAGGTTGGCGGCTATGGTGGCTATATCAAACTTCGCTTTGCCACGCCACACAAAAGGAGAAGCATCTGGCTGCGGTACTTCCACGGCTCGGGTGGCGGCGGTCCCGTCACAAAGGGCGTGATCGGCACTAACCGCAGGATGTACTACGATGCCGACATTGTGGTAACGGGACACATCCACGAGCGGTGGCGTGTTGAGTTGGTCAAGGAATCCATCTCGGACTACGGCAAGTTATCGCTTAAGCCGCAGGTACATCTGTGCGTGTCTACATACAAGCAGGAGTACAACACGCAGGGCGGTTGGCACGTCGAACGAGGCGCTCCACCCAAACCGCTCGGCGGGTGGTGGCTACGGTTCACCCATGACCACAAGAAGCAGCAGGTTGTCTTTCAGACGATGGAGACGCTCTGAGATCGCTCCTAACGAACGATCTATCTTTGCCCGATAAGTTAACCGCATAAAAAAAGGACGCCTTACGGGGCGTCCTGTGCCGTGTGTCGGGGTTTATATGTGACCGTGTTTTGCACTCATCCATATTTCATCCCATTGCGCGTTCCTGTACTCCAGTTCTTCGTCGGTAAGTTCTGGGTCGAGGTCTTTCCTTATGGCGTATGAGGAGTCATGCTCATTAAACACCACCTCGGGAAAATCGGGACCCTCAACAAAAGTGTCCCACAAAAACGCGCCTTCAGGTGGAATACCGATCTCGGCAGCAGGCTTGTTGAAAGCACTTTCGGGCGAATACATGTTGTACCATACGTGTTTCATTGTATCTCTCGGTTAGGTTGTGCCGGATTACAAAGCGGCGGCGAAGTGTAACATGCCAAACCCTGAATCCCAGTCCTCGTCCTCATCGTCGCACCAGTCGTTCTCCCAGTTTTCGTCCTCGCTCTCGTCGTGAAAGCAGAAGAAAACATTGGGTTCGAGTCCCAGTTCTCGAAGCGCGCGCTCGATGGCGAGTACGCTACGGAAGGTCAAATCCTCTACATCACGGGCTTTGCACAGTTCAGTCAACAGGCTCTCGATGGACTCGTACTCACATGCTCTGAGGCGGTCGATCGCTTTGTGTCCGTTTTCGGTGATTTGATCTATCAGGTTCATTGTCTCTCTCGGTTAGTGATGGCTTGCGCCGTTTTGTTGATATGAAGGTCGGGCTTTTTTTTTATATATCCTATGCCTTCACAAACCTTTCACAAACCCAGATCCGAGATGGCGCTGTTGATGTGATCTGTGATCGCCTTGTACGCATCCGTCCACGAGTAGCAAACCAGACAGTCGTATCCCACCTGTTCGAGCCTTTCAAGCCACGCCTTCTGATGCTTGCTCGGTCGGTTAGGCTTCACCTTCATCTCGATAAACAGCCCTGCCGAGTACGAGTTGGGGACCGCAACGAAGATGTCGGGGATGCCTGCCTTTACTCCTTCGGCTTTCAGTTTCGCCGCGACCTTAATGTGGCGATGACCGCCGTTAGGAATGGCAAAGACGTTGGCGAATAGCGGGTTGGTCCGCTCTTGTAGTTTCAGCGCCTTAAACAGCGCCACCTGCTCCCGGTGTTCTTGGTCTTTCATTTTCCGCAAAGTAGTCCGCAGGATGTAGATGCAAG